TACTCGATGTTGGTACAGGCGAACACAGCAAAGATCCAAACTTCACTGAGCCAACCTTTGAGGAGTTGTTCGAGAAGATGCACGGTGTTGCACCAAGCGGTGACTTCTACGATGCATACAAACTTGTGAAGAGTTGGAGGGACGCACTACAGAAGGCGTTCTGGGTCAACAAGGGCAATCCTAACAAGGACAAATTAGTATCATCGCTTAACAAGATGATTGCTGATCCAGAGTCAGTCGCGGCCATAGAAAAGAAAGTTGGCAGATACGAATGGAGGACTGGTCAACAGGGTGACGATGCGGTGAAGACCTTGAAGTCTTTCATCACACCAAAAGCATTAAGAACTTTGGCCGACTTCAAAAGCAAACAGTTGGGTTACAACACTGTTTACAAACAGGAGTTGACAAAATAATGTATGTGCTTTTCACTGGTGCTCCTGGATCCAAGTGGAGCAGTGTGGCGGAGAGCCTGAGTCGTTCACCGGACATAGACACATCAGATAGCACCAGTGGAAGAGCCTACAACAACGGAGAAGTCAAACACAGGGGATCCTACTTCGACCCAGGAATGGAATTCGAGAATGACCCGGAGAACTGGGACAGACCATTCTCAGGCAAAGGTCACAGGATAATAAAATCACACACATTCGCACACAAACTCGATGAACTAAAAAATTTACAATATCCAATAGTCATGGTGTACCGAAGCCATCTAGAGTGTCTTGATTGGTGGGTGCAGGCAGGAGGATTCGATATCACATATCCAGATTACCAATATTACGAAAACCTAGATAAAATGAAAGCACACATACAGAAGCAAAACCAAGACATTAACAAATTCATTTTAAGAAATCTACCTAGAATCACTTGTCCTGTTGACAATTTTGACCTTTGTGAAATGCTTGGATTAAAAAAGCCTCCACGGAGAGATGTCATACATAATTACGCAGACAAAGATATCAAAGTGTACGTGTACAAATGAACAAAAAAATATTCTCAAAACTTTTAGCACACAGCCAGAATGATCTCACAAAAATCACTCAACCCTACATAAAAGAAACATTTGGTGTTGAAGTGAAACGTTGCGAAACACTTGAACAGTACGCAGAGTGTATAGACGACGCCTGCCTACACAAATATTTCTCCAAGTATTGGCAGAACGACATGAAGAAATGGAAGTATTCGGGTATCGCTTTGATCAATGAAGTAAACAACCTAAAACCACGTGCTGTGTTGGATGTTGGATGTGGTTACAATGAATTCAAAGGCAAGATAGATAATCTCATAGGGATAGATCCCTACAATGACAAAGCGGACCTCCGGGTCAGCACACTTGATTACAGGACCGAGCAAAGGTTTGACGTGATACTGTGTCTGGGTTCCGTGAACTTTGGAAACAGAGACAAGATCATAGCGGAAGTGGGCAGGTGTGTGAACCTGTTGGCGGACGGAGGCACCATGTTCTTCAGGGTAAACCCTGGCGTGCAACACGATAAACCAGAAGCGGATTGGATCGAGTTCTTTGCATGGAACGTGCCATTCATTATAGAACTGTCAGAGATTTTTAACCTGAAGGTGCTGGATATCAGGGATGACACCAATCAACGTAAGTATTTCGTGTATAGGAAAGCAAAATAACCAGATATCCAGTAGACTTATGCTAGAATTGTGCTACAATAAGAAGTAAATACCTACGATGCAGAAACACACTAGAAGCCTATTAGAAGAACTGAGTTCAATGCCTCTGAAACGAGACAAGGAAGAGGTGGTGGAGAGCAGAGCCTCGCACATACTGGAATCTGCAATAAGGCTCATGACCTATATCAGAGAGAATTTTGATCAAGACACAGCATTCAAACTGGAGAAGAAATTCAACTCGGCACTGAAGAACATGGACGCTTCGAAATTCAGCAAAGGTGTGGCGAGAATCAAGGAAAACAGAGACATCAAAAACAACGTACTCAAGATCAAAGACGGTGAATACCAAGAGGATTAATGTCTGACAAGATCAGCATATCCACACACACGCCATTCCATCCATTAGAAGCAGTGCTCGTAGGTCAGGGTGTCAGTGAAACGTTCTTCGATTGGGTAGACAATGATAAAGTTCGATCTCCTTTGAAGAAGATAGTAGACGAGACCAGAGAGGACCTTGAAAACATCAAAGATACGTGTAGGAAGTTTGGTGCAGAAGTTTATCAGGCACAACCATTACTGCCAGATGAAAATTTATATAAAAATAAATTGGCCATCCCGGTACCTCCCATACAACCCAGAGATGTTCATTTAACCTTGGGAGACAAGGTGTACTGTTCATCAACACAGAAAGTATGGGATTACATTCACGACATAGTCGACGATTCAAGCATCGTCAACATATTTGATATTACCTACAGAGATGGTAGGCAGTATAGGTCCGGTGAAATGATCAACGGTGCCAGTTCTTACAAGATCGGAAACAGGATAATAATCCCCAACATAGTGGACAAAGATATGAGAGATTTCAGTATATCATTTTTCAAAGACAAGGGCTATGAAGTTGTAGAAACACAGGACGAAGGTCACTCAGATGGTCTTATGAGTGTGATCAAGCCGGGCGTGATTGTTTCATTGGTGGATGTAGTGAACTATCAAAAGACTTTTCCTGGCTGGGAAGTTTTCACGGTGGAAAATCAAGGTTGGGGGAAGGTCAAGGGTTGGCTGGACTTCAAATCTAAGAGTAAAGGTCGTTGGTGGATACCTGGAGAGGAATCTAATGAACATCTACAGCAATTCGTTGACACCTGGTTAGGACAATGGGTGGGCTATGTAGCGGAGACCGTGTTCGATGTGAATATGTTCAGCCTGTCAGAAGAATGTGTGCTGGTGAACAATTACAACAAGGAGGTGTTTGAGTTCTTAAAAAAACACAAAGTAGAACCCATCATCTGTCCCATGAGGCATAGGTATTTCTGGGATGGAGGCCTGCACTGTTTCACACTGGACCTGAGAAGGAAAGGCCACAGGGAGAATTATTTTTGATGAAGAATAAAGTCATGATACTGTCGCCCGCTGGCGGAAATGGGAACTACATCGCATTGACACTGATGGACCTGTTGGGCAAAAGTGAACTTTGCTATCATATGCAAGGCACTCATGGACCTTGTCTGGGCAAGATCTATCATGTACATGTATGGAACTCGGAAAAAGAACATCTGTTGACCGACGAGGATTGCATCACCCTGCAGAACGTGTTTGATGAAAAATTTTGGTTCGTCATTATAAATTGGTGGGAAAAGATGTATCACAACGTGGCTCCCAATGACAGGTTGACCAAAGAATTTGTTGAGGATTGGATAATGGCACAGACCAAGAGTTGGAACAAATATCCGCATCCTATCGTGAGAGCCGTGCTTCATTGGTTCTATGGATACCTTAACAGGACACATCCTGAATGTAAAAGAATAGAAAAAATCGAATCAACATTTGATTTCAGTGCGTTTTACAATGGCCACGATGCACTGGCATTCGAGTTCGACAAGTTTGGCGTTGATCACACTGAGGAGATGTATCGAAAATGGAAATCAAGCCAGTCAGTTATTTTCCAAAGTCACGACAAGATAGTCAATTCAAACATAAAGGACTTGGAATTTGATTATCAAAAAGCCATCAAGATGGGATTTCTGGGAATGGAGAACAACCTAAATCAGGAACAATGTTGGGAAAAATTTAAAAAATATCTCGATTAAATACAAGTATGCTCATAGAAGATATATTAAACGAATTCAAAAGAACACACCTCGAACACATAGAGGATATAGTGATAACCGATGGATACGAGGGCGGACGTGCGGTGCTTGAATATTTCAGGGGACTGCTTCTCACACTCAAGGGCACAAGTTCAGAGGCAGTCAAGGTATCTGTCAAATGGGACGGAGCACCCGCTGTGGTATGTGGTGTAAATCCCGACAATGGCAAGTTTTTCGTTGGTACCAAATCTGTGTTCGCCAAGGCGGCCAAGGTGAACTATACCAAACGTGACATAGCCCGCAACCATGGAACAGATGATCTTGGCCAAAAACTGCTCAAGTGTCTGGTTCATCTCAAGAAGTTAGATATCAGCGGGGTGGTGCAGGGAGACCTGCTGTTCACAGATGAGGACATCACTCGAAAGAACATTGATGGTAAACCTCACCTCACTTTTACACCCAATACAATCACATATGCAGTGCCGGAGTCAAGTGACCTGGGCAAACAGATAGACAGGGCCAAGGTGGGGATTATCTTCCACACTACATATGTCGGAGACAGCCTTGCGGAAATGGAGGCACA